GGGGTGATTGTAGTTCAACTCCTGAATCTTAGAGTTAGAGGCAATCGCCTTCTGGACCTGGGTGATGAGCATGTTTTGGGGCTGAGAAGCGAACATCTCACGCTCCTGAGTGTCAAGGTACGCGTAATTGGCGTAGATATCCCACTTGGAACCAGCGGCCGCAGCACCCCAAGTGATACGAAGTTCTACATCGTGGTACTGAAGAGCGATGAGAGGGATGGCAGTCTGCCAATTTTCACAAAAGGCAAAGCGAAGAGGATAAAACCGCTCGTTGGTAGAGCCACCATAGAGATCACCGGCGACCGACTTGGAAGCGGAGGTCGCGGAGAGGGTGGGGGCGATGAGGGTAGAGTATGTAGAATCTTGTTCATCAATAAGTTGACCCCCAATTAACAATTCGACCTTGGAGACCACAGTGGTCCAATCGGGGATAGTATTACTCGCGGTACCAGTGTTGGGTGCGAGATAAACATAGTTGAGCATGTCACCCTTGCGCTCGAAGCGGACAGTGGACATACCACCATTCGAAACGTTGCCTTGAATGACCTGACGCTCGACAGTTTGGGAAAAGTTTGTGTGACGCTTGTAGGTAGACCTAAAAAAAGATACCTCGGGCTGACCGACGAGGTGCACATCCTGAGCGCCGACGGCGACGAGTTGGGCAATACCACCAGACATTTTATAATATAGTGAGAGTTTATTTTTAAGCTGTCACTATCACATAAAATGAGATTTGTTTAGACCACATTGGCTGGCCAAATTGGAGGTGTGGGCCATGCTACAACTAAGTTACCATTTACATCATAAGTAGGTGGTGAAGTAACGGGTAAATCACGGAGTGCTTGTCTGTACGTTGTCCATGCTTGTTTTATATCATTTGATGGAAATGGAAAGTCCGATGTCATTAAAAAGTCTGTAGCACTCAATTTAGCATTTCTCTGACTACGAACTTCCCTGAGAGGTTTAGCTGCACGATGTGCTTGAAGTTTAGCCTCGAAATCCTCCTTGGAAGGTTTTTCGTAACCTTCTGGAAATATTATTGATTCATATGTATCACTCGAATGCCATTCGGGTGGAACTACATCATATGATCTTATAACCTCACTAACATCCATAGTAGCTTGTAAAAATGAATGTTCATCCATTATTTAATATAGTAGCACAATTTAAATTATCCAACTTTAAAGATATTTATGTTACCCCAGTGCGAGTGAAGCTGCATATGACCATTTGTAGCAGAGCTTCTGTACCACACCTGAAGTTTATCACCCGGTTCACACATGTGTGACTGTTTAAAATGCCATGATTGGTACACCGAGTCCCTGTATGGTGTGTGCATATCATTCGCATCTCCACCAGACATAAGAGTACCAGCACCGTTATATCTTCTAACCTCTACCCAAAAGTAACCTTGATTTGAATGTGGAAAAGACATAAAGTTACCCATTACCATCCATACACCCGCGACTGGACAGTTCCAAGTGTTGCTACCAGTCCAAGCACCTGTATATCCCCCTTGGTGTTGGTATTGTATTACAAGGGAACCACCAGTCGTCGAACCGTTTGTATTATAACTATTTCGCCCTCCCCAGAACCAATATTGGTTATAGTTCATATTCCCTCCCAGTATCATATTACCCGTAATTCTAGCACTTCCTCTCACATCAAGTTCCGTCTGAGGAGTTTTACCTATACCGACAGCTGTGTCGGCAATGACCATTGAGCGCCCCAATCGACCCATATTGTAAATTGTCTTAACCTCAGCCGGTGTGAGAGCTTTATTCCATAATTTAACACTGGATATCCAACCGTTAAAAAAATGCAGATAACCTGAACCAGTGGACTTGACAGAACCGATGGTTAATTGAGATGTGGTATCCGCAGGACCTGCTGGTAGATTGGTTGTACCACTGCCAGAGAGGACCGTTGGATAAAATTCACCGTTTATGTACAGTTTCTTATTTGTTGTACTCCAAGCACCGGGCTCTACCACAGCACATATATGCGTCCATTTTCTCTTCGGCATAGCATTTATGTTATTAGTTCTCATGGCCTGATCATAACCTTGAATAGTTAAATGACCAGCAGTGGCATTATATGAAAGTTGAAGTTGTTGGCCCGACTGATTTTTACCTAAGTGTATGATTGTATCCCAATCGCTGCCGGTAGTAGCGAGGCTGCGGGGAAAAACCCATACGGACATAGTAACTGTGGGATCTCCATGAAACGGAGCTGGTAAAGGTACGTGAGCATATGAGGAAGACCCGTCAAATCGCCAAGCTCTCATATCTCCATCATGAGGTGTGTTGTACGTGCGCATGTGATTATTATTCCCGGAGTGATCTATGGGACCACGTATGTTCACACCGGCGTCAAAAAATTGATTTGTGTTAGTTGCATAGTCACATACCAAGTCGTCGGGTCTAGGAGTTTCCGTGTCCACATCGTACCGCGAAATGCGGGGTACATCGAGGGACCTTCCTAGACTTACCGAACCCTTATCCAAGGTCGTTGGACCACCGGTACCGTAGATACGGATTCTCGGGACCGTGACGTAATGATCATAATCAGCTAATTGTGTTACGACAATTCCCGTATGAGTATAATATTTTGTAGAATTTACCAACCCATTTTGAACAAGTCCAGCCGAGGGTGCTACAGACGCAGCTAAAGTAGTTCCATTTCCATCTCCGTTTTGTACATTTCTTATTACTTCCCAGTTATTTCCATCATTCGAACCTAAAACTGTATATCTTCTAGCACTTTCCGCGGGCCATGTATGGTCTGCAGTCATGTCAATAGACTGCACCTTTATGGGGTAAGGACATTTGAGTACAATCCACTCACCGTAAACACCTCCCAATTGTCTATTTCGTCGAGCATTATTATATGAGTGTGCGTCTTCTTGCCCGATAGTACCTAAATCATATATAGCACCAGTTGTACCATCATCTCTATTATATGCAGAACGCCATTCTTGATACGAGGCGTACGCTGCGTCGGTCCGACCGTCCTGGAAAGCATACCACGCTTGTCTACTGGCATCAGCCGCCGCATTCCCATTTGTACCCATACTGTCTGTCGAATATACACAAAACGTACCATGACCTTCCATATACGTCTCGTAACCCGTCATCCCCCTAGGAGGATACTCTTGGAGCTTTTCACCCGCCGCCAACTCGAATTGGCCCGAGGGTTCGGTCACTCCCACACCCAAGTGTCCTTTGTATAGGGTCAGTTGGGACTTTGACCCCAAGAAATAGTCTTTTTGGTAATCATACAACTCCTTCACTTGGTCGGCGTTCAGGGCCTTGGAGTAGAGACGGAAGTTCGCGATGCAACCTTTAAATAATTGACCATTAGCGGTGTTGGCACCTAATTTAAGGGTTGTACCTGTAATTGTAGGTGTCGATATAAGGTCGCTACCCGTCGGTGCAGTCTTCACTTCCTTACCGTTAATGTAATACTTACCCGCTTCGGTGGTAGTTCCAGTATAAACCAAAACCGCGTGATACCATACATTTGGGGTAATTTGTGCGATATTTCGATCACCTCCAAAATAAGTACCAATGAGGGTTCTACCATCAGTCCCCAGAGCCAATCCGGCTTGTGCGATGGCCGAAGTTGTTCCAATGACAGAAAGGTATTGATAATTACCTGTACTCTCGGATGTTTTAAACCATATAGACTGCGAATGTATGGGTTGCCCGGGTACAGTTAACCCGTGTGTCGATGTTATGTAGTGTGAAGTCCCGTTGAACTTGAAGGAATTAATACCATCCGTCGAATCCAAAGTCACCCCAGTCACAGAACCATTACGTGAATTGGGGGAAAGGTCCGTCACGGGGCTCGGCATCGTCGTCAAGTCCTTCGCATCATAGTAGACATCCAATTGGGTGTCCGTGGTCACCGGCACATTGTACACGGTCTTTAGGGTGGTGTCTAGAGAGGAGTCACCCTCTTCATATCCATAGTATTCGAGTTCATATATATTTAAAAGACCCTCATTTCCGTTTAGATGCGTCACGACTAACGAATACCATTGATAATATTCTGTCGTAGATACAGGAATACACGCGTATTCTGATGTTCCTGCGTTAACACCCGTGAAATCTGCTAATTTAGTCCAACTTCCGTTAGTACCCGTATTACTACCAAATATATGACCATTCGCTGCTTTACGTCCGGAATTTCCCTGATATGAATAAATCTCAATTTTAGCAAGTTTAATCTTGCGAGGTATTTTCAGTTTTATCTCTTCACCCGTATATTGTATGTTATCTTTGTCTGTAACGTTGTTTGTAAATAACTGGTAATTGAATGGATGGGATGACGAATAACATGGTGCTGCGTTTGATGCAAAATGGTCGCTTAGGTATGTACCATTAAATGCCGATAAAATATCATAGGTTGCACTGTATCGAGAAGAAGATGAAATTTCATACCCATCTTGTGTGTATGAGTTTGAGCTTGCGGTGGCTTTGTTAATATCAAACTTAATCTCTGGATACTTCTTCAGAGATCGGGCATGTGGTCCCGTATACTCGGTGACGACGTTGGAGTCCACACTGACCTGACTCACATTGGAGACCCTATTGAGGTGCATGTTCCCACGGATATCGAGGGACTCTTGGGGGGAGTTCACACCCACACCCAAGCTCCCGATGAAGGAGACGTTACTGGTCTTATCGGAGATGAAGCGACCATTTACGATTCTAAGGTTTTTAAATTGTGAATTTCCACTATGGTCACTTTCAAAGAATAAGTTCACGAAGGCGTCGCTCGTCGCACTAACAACACGAGAGGCAACTCCGAGTCCGTTGTTAAACCCATCACTTTCCTTGTGGTAGAGGTAGCGTATTCCGTCTATAGAGACAGCGATAACACCCCTTTCAAAGAAGATGTTCACCTTTCTAAAAGTACCAACGATGGTTGGAATAGTGGCTGTGGCGAGGCCAGCTTCAGGTTCATTATCATACTTGAGAGTCAAACTTGTATCCTTAAAATTTAGGGTGTACCCCTGGGCGTTCGAGGTTGAACCCCCATTGTAAAAGTTAAACTCAACATACTTACCTGTTTGACCCTTGACTTCAAATTCACCGACCCAAGCTGTAGGTAACTTGAGTCCCCACTTCTGGTCAGTGGTATACGGAGAACTTTCGTTGTTTTCTGTAACGAGTAAGTCATTCTTCACGATATTCTGAAGCCCCTGGTTTAGACCTGTGGTTTCAGCGACCTCGAGTTTCCCTACACGAAGTGTCGCAGTACCAATGTCCAGAATACCTGCTGGTGGTTCGAATGACATTTATTATAAGGGAGGAAAAGAATTCATTACCAA